TCAGGTGGTTTTCGGTGAATGTTCCTTACCTAAAGATAGTAGGCTATAAACCTGCTCCTTTGAAAGTGCCTTGGCGATTCTGGTTTAAAGATTGGAGTCCTCGAGGTGTGCTTATGAAAACATTACTGATTTCTCCTTTGTTTGTTGGTGCTTTCTTTTTACTTTCCATCTACTGTATATATCTTTCCTTACGGACTAGATGGAAGCGAAAATATTTGAATGCTGATGTTATGGCGATTGCGTCTTTAGTCGGTATGTCAAAAATAGCAATACCAAGGAGCTCCTTACGCGAGAACATGTTGAATGTTCGCTCGCGTCTATCCGGGTCAAGTCACTCTGTTGCTTTGACTTTTGCTCACCTGGATCAGACTATGAGACCCCGCAATGAAGCCCTCATCGCTACACTGATACATGAAAGCCATTTGCTCAGAGATGAGCATTTGGCTTCCGAGTTGGGTTTTTAGAAAGCGGGCGCAGGGGACGATTGGTGCAGTATGGCTACCGCATCACTGAAGTAGACGTTCCCATCGAGCCCAAAGATCCCTCTACGAAGATTATTATCCGAGATAATCTTGCAGTGGAGGCAAAACGTGTGCCAATATCGGAAAGTTTGGGACCAGCTTGTGTCCCATACGCACTCCCCAAGGCGGATGTCTGCCCTGAGAACATTGTTACATCAATTTCTCATCGATTGGGCAGGGAATTTCCCAAGGTCGATAAGACTTTGTTCGAAGAATTTCTCACTTTTGTGATGAACTGGATTCAAGTAAACGTAGAACCTCTTGAGGCAGATACGGAAATCAGTTTTGAAAAGTGGCTTGAGGAGTGCCCTTATCCTGCTCGACGTAAAATCCAACTTAGAGCTGTTAGGGAGGAACTGGATGAACGGACTATGGATGAAAATGAGCTTGATGATTTCATTGTCAAATGTTTCTTGAAAGATGAAGATTTTCCGACTTTTAAAGCCGCGAGAACAATCGCTTCGAGAAATGATTTTGCCAAGGTTGTTCTTGGACCTTGGATTAAGAAATTTGATCATGACTTGTTTGCTCGTCCACAGTTTATCAAAACAGTCCCTATCAGGGATAGGCCTCAATATATATTGGATCTCCTGGGTGAGGCAGGGCCTTATGTCATTACTGATTATACCGGTTTTGAAAGTCTTTTCACTCCGGAAATGATCGCTGGAGTTGAGCTTAAGTATATGACTAAGCTTTTCTCAAATATGCCCGCTGCAAAACAGATAATGAGTCTTCTTCATCGAACTCTGGCTACGCGTAATCATCTAATCTTTCGGGATGTTGATGTTACAGTTAAAGGCCGTCGAATGAGTGGTGAGATGAATACATCTTCTGGGAACGGGTTTACAAATGCGATGATTATCGAGTTTGCCGCCCATAAAGCTGGATCAAGCGTTTCATACGTTTGTGAAGGCGACGATGGTGCTGCAAAATTCTATCCCAATCAACCTTCTGTTGAGGTTTTTAAACGATTGGGTATCAGAGTTAAACTCGAGGAAGTGGATGACATTTGTAGAGCATCTTTCTGTGGTAACGTGTTTGATCCTATGGATAGGAATAATGTTTGTAATCCTATCGATTTTCTTGTTGGATTTGCTTGGTCTAATAAGAGATATGTTGGGTGTTCCGACAGGACTAAGAAAGCTTTACTAAGAGCCAAGGCTCTAAGTGCTGCTTATCAATATCCTGGATGTCCCATTATTCAAGGATTTGCAGAAAGAGTATTAAAATTGACCGCCGGTTACGATTTGCGAAAAGTGTCAGCAAACATGTGTCTGTGGGAAAGAGAACAACTTTTGGAAGCACAACGTCATAAATACAGCGAGCTACATGCGGAGATTGGCATGGGTACACGTATCCTTGTTGAAGAACTGTATGGCATCACTGTTAATGACCAAATTGTCATTGAACGCTTCTTTGAGACCTGTGATCTTCTCAAGCCCTATGTTTTGCCGCCTAGCACTTGCATCGATATCAATCCCTCTTGGTCCATCAATTGGGAAATGTATGTAACCGATTTAGACCATCCTCCAGACCAACAGTCTATGTTTAACAGCTGCTGGAGACAATTGGCCGCAACTTGATCCCCTTACTTCCCCTCTCTACGAGGGCACCTAGTAGGGTCCGCGGGGACCTTAAACACCGCCCACATATTATTATGAC